AGAAAAAAATGTATAAACTAATTGATTGTGGTACTTACCCATTTTTTATTAAAAAATCTAATAAGTATTTTCATTGTGTTTATCACTTAAACGGAGAACACAAAAAATATAAAATTCAAAATAGCTATGCCAAAAACCTTAATGAGAGGACTAAGTATGGTTATTTGAAAGATCATTTGGTTAATTTTGACAAAGCCGAATGTAAGATTTTCAAATGGAAAATAACATATAGAAAAATGTTAAAGTATTGGAGATTAACAAGTAAAACTCTTTATATGAAGGAAGTTTTACAACAACTAAAAAAACAGGAGAAAAAAATATGAGTGAATTAAAAACAATAACTAAAATACTTAATTATATAAAAAAAAGGAAAACAAAAACAATTTCATTTGAACAAGCCAAAAAACAATTTGGTCTTAACGAAGATGAATTTATGAAAATAATTAACGAGTTAAGAAATGAATATAATTTTAAAATACCTACTCTTTTTAAATTTGAATTAAATGGAACAAGATATGAAAATTTAAGAGAATTTAAATATTCAAATAATTTAAAAATAGTTAACAATAAATATATGGAGAAAAAAATTGAAGAACAATCTATTAAGCATGATTCAGCAGAAGAAGTTCTTAATGGTGTTTGTAATTATTATAGAGAACAAGGGATGTTAATTACTCCAAGATTTGAACAAAGTACCAAGTCAAAGATTATGGAGTTTGAAGCATATCAAGAGGGATTTTTATTACATCATGCGAGTGAGTTATGAAACCAAAAAGAAAACTTAAAATAATTCCTTACGGAGATATAATTGGTTATGATGCTAGAACTAAACAACCAGTTAGAAGTTATAGAAATCACGATAAACCTTTTAATTGGTACAAAGTTTTTTTCTGGGGTGTAATGATATTTATATTTCTTGGAATGATGAGTTGTTCAAAACATGAGCCTTTAGTTGATAGCAGAGGAAAATCTTCTGCTAGTATTGAGGGCGATATGAACCGATACCATGATGATTTATACACTTGTCAGCAATTAGTGGCTGATAATACAAACGAATTTGTAAATGCCAGTAGGGTTGTTTACAATAACTTTAGATGGAGGGTTTTATGGTTGAGTCCAAAGCTAGAAACATCTAAAGACTATATAAATAATTGTATGGCTGGACGTGGCTATTCAATAATTAAATAAGGAGAAAAATATGGAAAACATTGCAAAAGCTGTTTACGATAATTCAAAAGACGGTAGACCAGCCTTTAGTATTAAGACAGAGGATGGTAAAACATTATATGCAAACGAATATGTAAGCCTTGATAGAGGAGATAGATTTGTTTGTGATTTAAGTGAAAAGAAAACATCTGAACGAGGTAATGAATACTATAATGCTTCTAATGTTAGACGATTAGGAGATATGGAAGAACCACCTGTTGCTCCGCAAGCAACAACTGTTACTTATGACAAGCCGAAACTTAGAGTTGATGCTTCTATGTTTGTAACTGGAGTTGTTACAAGGGCTATGGGTTCTGGTAAATTTGGTGTTTCAGATATAAACACTTTAACTAGAGCTGCAGTTCAAGCGTATCAAGAAAACTTTGGTTAAATATAAACGCATATTTTTGAAGTATTATGGTCTATCTGAATATGATACAATTATGTGTTGGTTTTGTGAAAGCAAAATTGCGGTGGATTTACACCACATAATTTCAAGGGGTATGGGAAGTTCAAAAAAACTTGATGTTGTTGAGAACCTCATACCTCTTTGCAGAGAAGATCATTCTAATTATGCAGTTATAAAACAAAAAGATAAACTAAAAGAAATAGTAAAAAGGAGAATGAAAGATGCCAAAGCAAGTTAGAGATTATGAAGCACAACGATTTATTCTAGAATTAGATAAAGTTAAATTTGCTCAAACAAAAGAAAAGGTTGAACATGAAGTTGGAATAGTTGGACTTAGTTCAGCCAAAATTTTAAACTATGTTATGAAAAAATATTTAGGAGAAAACAATGATAAAGAAAACAATAACAACACTATACGGTAATTTAGCACCAGTACATGAACGCTATGTTCATAAAGCTATTTTTAACAAGCAAGATTTAGAAGTTAAATATAAAGGCGAGAAAATGATAGTTGCCTATAATCAATTAGACAATCCAATTAAGACTACGATTGTTGCTGATAAGTTTACAGGTCAACCAGCTAAACTTTATTATTATAACTGGAAACCATTAGATAAAAGACAAGGAGTGTTATTAGTATGAAAAATATGGAATTACACAATGAAAACTTTGTTACAATATTATTTAAAGACAGAGTTTATTTGATAAATAATGAAGATAAAAAAGTTTATCAATTTAATCCAAATAAAAGAATGTCAAAAAAAGTTGTTAAATTATATGATAAACTTGATAAAGCAGAATTTAAGGAGAAAAAAAATGATTGATATTAATTTATTTAAAAAGTTTGACACAGAATTACCATTATTACCTTTTTCTGCTAGTCGCTTAAAATCTTTTAAGAATAATAAAGCTAAGTTCTTTATTGATTATATTATGGGTTATCCAAGAGTATCAAATCATTTTATGGAACGAGGTAAAGCTGTTGAATATGGTATTGACGAATTTTTAATTAAACAAGCAAGTCTTGAAGATTGTATAAATTCAGCAAAAACTTTTTATAAATCAGCTACAAGTTTTTTAGATGATGAAGAAAAAGATAAAAAACAATATGCTATGATTCAACCAATGGTTGAGCAAATTTATAACAAATTTTTGTTTTTTAAAGATGATAAAACATTTCTTTCAAATCAAATGAAAATAGAAACTGGTATTTATGGAACACCTTTTATTGGGTATTTGGACTATGTTTTTGAAGATGATGATACGGTTTATATTGTTGATCTTAAAACTAAGGATAGATTTTTATTAACTCATGATGATAAACTACAAATGGCGGTTTATAAAAAAGCTATGAGCCACACTACACACAAGAATATTCATTGTTCTTTTTTGTTAGCAACTGGAAAACAACCAAAAAAACCAGACCAAAAAGTATGTGAATTTGTGCCTTATGTAGAAGATTATGATTACATAACAGAAATTGAAATACAATTATGCAGTTTAGAACGAGCATTGAGATTATCAAATAATTTAGATGATCTTAAAAATTTATTTGCACCTAAACTTGATGATTGGGAATGGAATAATGATAAAGATGCCAGACACCATAGAAAAGAAATTTGGGGAGTCTAAAGAAGTAATGAGATTGGCATATCATTACATGGAAATCTGTTACGAAACTAAAAACTGGTGGAATGGTTTTGAAATAGATTGTATAATTGCCGCAAAAAACGAACTAGGAGAAAAGAATGATAAAAAAAGGTTATATAAAGATCAGCAGAGCAATACTTTACCATCCATCATTACAGAAAAAAGATAGATCATTCTGTGAAATAGGTGCTTTTATTTGGTTATTGTTAGAAGCTAGTTTTGCTGAGAGAAAATTTAGAATAAATAATCAAGAAATAACATTAAAACGAGGACAACTTTGCTGTTCATTGTCTTATATGGCACAAGCATTTAACTGGCATAAGTCAAAAGTAAGCCGATATTTGGAACGATTAATTTATAATGGAACAATTACAAGCGAAACACCAATCGGAACACCAGCCGATACCCCAAATATCCTTACAATCTGCCAATATGATGACTACCAAGATACACCATACGAAACATCAACCGAAACTAAACATAATAAACTATATATAAATAAAGAAATAAATGATGCTTTTGAAAAAATATGGTCTAATTTAAAAAAGAAACGAGGAACTAAATCTGAAGGTTTAAAAGCGTATAAAAAAATACATGGTAAAATAGAACCAAGACTTCTCATAGATAAATACAATCTTAAAATAGATTCTGTGCAAGAAATCAAGTTTGTGCCACATTTCAGTAGATGGTTAAACTCTGAAGGATGGACAGAAGAACTTATAACAGAGAAAAAAGAAGCAGATAGTTTTGGAATAGTAAGTAGAAACAGATATGCTAACTTAACCTTATGGAAAAAAGGTATAAAAACTTTAAATGATTTTGATGAAGATATTATAAAAAAATACAAAGAAGGCGAAATAACAAAAGAAGCTATGGAAAAATTAAATATTAGCGTATAAATACTGTGTGGAAGATGAACTTAAAAAATTATTTTTAACAATACCAGATATTAATGGCGGATTTTCTGCTGTGATACAAGTATCTGGATTTGAAACAGAACAGGAAGCAAACGAATATTTATTAAAACATCATGAAATAACAGACATGGAAGTTTTACATAAAGATCAAACAATTCATTAATGGCAAGACCGAAAAAATACGACATAAAAGAAGAAGATGTAGTTAAATTAGCATCTTATGGCTGTACGAATATAGAGATAGCAGACTTTTTTGGATGTGACGAAAGCCTTATTCGTAAAAGTTATTCCGAATTTCTGACAAAAGGAAGATCAGATATGAAGATAAGACTTAGGAAGATGCAATTTAATCTAGCGGAGAAGTCAGCAGTAATGGGAATATGGCTTGGTAAACAGATATTAAAGCAAACAGATTATCCAATTACAGAAGATAATGAGCCATTAAAGTGGTCAGTTGATTAATTGTGCCGCTAACTAAACCTCAAAAAGAAGTAATATTATGCGATAAACGTTTTAGAGTGCTTATATCTGGACGTAGATTTGGCAAAACTTTTTTATGTATTCAAGAGATGGCTAAGTTTGCTAGATTTCCGAATCAGCGTGTTTGGTATGTTTCTCCTAGTTACAGACAATCAAAAACTATTTGTTGGGATATGCTGAAACAACAAATGATAAAACATAGGTGGGTACAAAAGATTAATGAAGCTGATCTATCTATGGTTCTTAGAAACAACTCTGTAATTAGTCTTAAAGGAGCAGATAATGAAAGTTCCTTGCGTG